CCAGCCTCAGTCTTCCCCCCACCTCTTGCACCTCCATATAGAATTTCCTTAGCTGTTTGTTGTAATGCCCTAGTCTGTGCACCTTTATGAGGTTGCCATAATATTTTTTCAGGCATATTTAGGCTTCTGCACCAATATCCTCGATAATCTTATCTTCGGACACGGGGGGTCTGTCTTTAGTATTTTGTTTTTTAGCTTTCTTTTCAGGTAAAACAATAACACCTTGGGATATTTCGCCCTTAACATCCATCTCTACAGATTTTAGATGTGGGGCAATACGGTCAATAAGAACATTGATAGCTCTCCATTGGTTATCATCCCCATCTAGCATAGCCGTGTCAAATATTTTTTGTAATAAAGAGGGGGTTTGCGGATGATTTCTAATCCACTCTCCCCATGACTTTGCTAAGTTTTTCTTTTTGGTTTTCATTTGCAATATTCCATGTGACAATTACTAACTAACATTCACAGGTAGCAGAAGTACCCATCGACGGATACGGGGGTGACCCCTTGAAATTTAAAAAAAACATCAATCTTCACTCCCAATTCTACTCCCAATCCACTCCTCCATCCTCTAATATCCGAGGGTTAATATCCCTATACAATAGCGATGGCTGGATTAAGCACATCATAGCAATTTCAAAACTGAAAAAACGTGCCTGAATCGGGTGCATTATAACCTCATTAACACCTCAAAACTAATACAATCATCAAACTTTTTTCTCGACGACAAAAGCAATTTATTTTAACTTTTTTTAAAATAATACTTGACACGTTTGTTACATATGTGATAAACTATAGCGTTGATTAGATGATGTTAATTGAAAATTTGATGATTTGCTGGTGAACACACGACACACTGCCTGAGAGCTGTCGAGCAAATAAGAGGAACTAAGTCTCTCGAATGCATTCCTCGAACCTATGTTTAATTCTCCTTTGGGCTTGAAGGTTCAGTCCTTACTCAGTTCGCTACTGACAAGCCCACAACGACAACTTTGTCGTCAACACAACACAGGAGCAATTATGTCTAACATTAAAAAACGCTTATCCGAGCAATATCCTACTTATAGCGACGAAAACCCTAACATAAAATCATTTGGTGAGCTTCTTTTAGAGGTCACTGAACAAGGTTTTTTAGGTTCATATGTGAACAGAAATCTTTACTTGAACGATTTCACTGACATTCGATTCGTCGACGGTCAACATCCACTAAATCTTGAGAACAGATTAATCTACCACTTTGGAAGTATTTACATACCAAATCCTGACGGTGACGGTACGTTTAAAGATGCATACAAAGTGACAGAGTGGTTCTTCGATGACACTGAAGAGGAAAAATTCGAAAGAATCTTATGGATACGATACGAAGGTGACAGCGTCCCTGAAAAATAGCCTGACTGGCAGTCATGTGGGCGGTTCAATTCCGCCCTCAGGCTCAATGGCAACTTTGCCATAACACAACACATGGAGTTAAACATGAAAAAAGAGCAATTTGATAAATTAGTAAAACCAGTTTTGAACCAGCTTGATAAAGGCATTATTCCTTGGGATAAGCCTTGGGAATGTGAGTTTGAAGGTGGTGAATTGAGTTTTGGTGTTCAGCGTTCAGCGAGCACTGGAAAATTGTACACTGGATGGAATAGTATTATTCTTCAGTGTATTGCTGATGAGCAAGGGTATCAAAACCGCTTTTGGGCTACATACAGACAAGCTCAAAAGTTAGGTGCTCAGGTCAATAAAGGCGAAAAAGGAACGACGGTTTTCTTTTGGAAGAAGTCAAACTTTGTCGTCGGTGAACCTGATTGTACATCTTGCAAGGGTGCTCCTGTTTACTCAGGAGAGCCATGTTCAAACTGTGAGCCTCAGAAAAAGACTAGCTGGATAATAAAAACTTATACGGTTTTTAACTTCGAGCAATGTACTTTTGCTGAAGAGATTCCAGCAAAATTCTTACCTAAGAAAGTTAAGAAAACTAAGCCAACTGATAAGCGAAAGATTATCAAAAAAGCTGAAAACTTAGTTGAGAAGTATGCGAAGACTCTAACAGGTGGACTTCGTCATGGTGGCGACAGAGCATTTTATGTTCCTACCGCAGACCGTGTTCAGTTACCTGAACGTGAACAGTTCAAATCAGATTCTTATTACTACCGAGTAGCTTTTCACGAGCTAACTCATTCAACTGGTCATAAATCTAGACTCGACAGATTCAAAGATTTTAAAGACCATCTGTTCGGTAGTGAGGATTATTCAAAAGAAGAGTTAGTCGCAGAGCTTGGAGCTTGTGGACTATCATCTTACTTAAACATAGACCCTAAGGTAGAGCGTGAAAATTCTATCTCTTATCTTCAGAGCTGGTCAAAGGCTCTCAAAGATAAGCCGAAGGAATTTATCTATGCATCACAGCAGGCTTTCAGAGCTGTAAATCACATCTTGAAAGTAGGCTCATAATGGACGATGTAATGGATAAAATCTGCTACTACTTGTGCCTGTTTATGACCCTCTATTTAGCTGGTCATATCATCGCATGGGCTCTAAGATAACTCAGCATGGTGCTTGGGCAGGTTCGACTCCTGCCCTGAGTTCTACGACACGAAGTCGTAACACAAAGAAAAAAACATAGGAGTTAGAAATGACTAATAAAAGATATTACCCTGAATACACAGGCGGTTACTGTTCTCAAAGAACAGAAGAAGATTCTAGGGATATGGTAAATAGATACATTCACGATTTTAGACGTGATTTAAAGCGTTACACAGGAGCTGATAATCATAGTAACATAACTAAAGCCTTTAAAGAACTTAGAAAAAAGGGCTGGGTTGCTAGGATGAATTTTAGTTGCTGTGGAAGTTGTGGACGTTCTGAATTAGGAACTAAATATGGATTGAAAGATGATGATAAGTTTGTATTTTATCATCATCAAGGTAACGACAGCCTAAAAGAATATGGAAATGTTCATCTAGCTTGGGGCGGTACAGTAGAGGATGGTGGTGAACTTGTTGACGTTCTTGATGAGCTTGGACTATTTCCTGTTTGGAATGGTTCAGTCGATAGAACAATCAGGATACATCTACCAAGCGGATTAGTCGATACGGTATTTGGTAAGTTTGATAATAACTAATCAATTCACCGTTGTACAGCCTAGTTTGGAACTGGCTCAGGTTCGATTCCTGAGCTAGGCTCTAGGACATGAAGTCCTTACACAAAAACAGGAGATTAAATGGCAAATAAAAAGACCAATATCACTGTAAAAGACTGGAAGAAAAGAATGAATAAAGCCAGTCTTGAAGAATGTGATGAAGTGCTAGATTTAATTGCTAAGGCTAAGTCTAAAAGTAAATCAGACTACCTATCAGTTGAAGCCAATCTCAAATTCACAGACCTAGAAGGTTGGGTAAAAGATAGAATAACACATATTCATTTTTTATCTAATTTGCTTGGTTATGAAGGAGGTATCAAGTGATTCAAAAAAGCAAAATCAAAAAGCTGATTAACTCTCAGGGTCTATCAGTTAGTGCTCAATCATATGAATCCATCGAACGAGTAGTTGTCGAGGTTGTTCAGCAGTTGTGTGAGAACACGATTGAAGACAACATGAAGACAGTTATGCCTCACCATTGTGTTTTAAAACATAAGACAGTGGTGGAGAGCACTCCGAAAGATGGAGTTAACCTCAAACCCCAGTTTTATCGCTGGGCTCAAACAGTTCAAGCATATTGTGCTGAACAAGCTGTAATTATGAGCAAGGAGGTTAAAGGATAGTTTGGAATTTGGGGAGGTTCGATTCCTCCCCTATCCTCAACGTGCAACTTTGCACGTCAATTAACAGGAAGGAAAAAATATGGCAAACGGCAGAAAAAAGTATCAAGTTGAAGTAGCTGTTGACCTACCAATTTCATTTACAAAGACGGTTGAAGTTGAGGTTAACGGATTCGGTTTGACCAATAAAGCCATCGAAAACAAGGTTCACCGT